GGCTACGGCACAGCTCTTAAACCAGCTCACGAACCTTGTGTACTAGCTCGTAAACCACTAGAGGGTACAGTAGCTAGCAATGTCTTAAAACATGGTACTGGTGGGTTGAATATAGATGGTACGAGGGTAGGTACGGAGTTGATGATAGGTGGAAGTGCTAAATCAGCAGGAACAGTAATGAAAACAGGATTGAAAGCCGATTACAAAAGTCCAGACCAGGTTGGTCGCTTCCCTGCAAACCTAATCCATGATGGCTCTGATGAAGTAGAGGCGGTGTTTCCTAATAGCAAGGGTTTTTCTGGGGGTGGTGGGCCTACTAGGTTTGCAAATGCTACTGGTGGCAAGAAACTAGATAATTATAATTATTTTTCCGACTCAGGCTCTGCCTCACGCTTCTTCTTTACTGCTAAGCCTGACACCTGTACTTATACGCTAAAGCATGATACAATGAGTGTATGCAAAAGTTTACCTGCCAACACTGTAATAAAGTTTTTGAAGACTATCCAAGCAACGGAAGACCATACTGCTCACTTGGGTGCGGTGGGCTTGCAAGACGAACAGCTAGACCAAAATGTAAAGTCTGTGGCGAATCTGTCACAAGAATGCGTAACGTCTATTGTTCAAGAACTTGTAAGAATAAAGAACTTGGCTTCAAGCCCACAGGGATTAACAGCTTTTCGGCTCTTTACAAAGAACTGCAACTCAGATACCCGAATCCAGAACCTTGCGTCAATTGTGGAATACTGGGTGAACACAGACATCACCCCGACTACGACAAGCCTTACGACATTGTTTGGCTCTGTTCTCCTTGCCACAGACGAGAACATCAAACAGGCAAACCAAGAAAACAGCAACGATACCTTTCGCCTAATATACACAGCTAAAGCTTCTAAGAGTGAACGTAATGCAGGGCTAGATGGATTTGAGGAAGTAGTACGAAATGATGGACGCAATACAGAACTGGCAAGTGGACACATGCCACAGAACAGAAGCAACACTCCCAAAGCCAACCATCACCCTACTGTTAAACCCCTATCCCTAACTAAATACCTAGCAACCCTTATCAAGCCTCCTGTGGGAGGCAGACTACTTGTACCTTTTAGTGGGTCGGGCTCAGAAATGATAGGCGCACTACAAGCAGGTTGGGAATACGTTGAGGGTGTAGAACTTACCGAGGAATACATACCTATTGCAGAAGCTAGGATTAAGTATTGGCTTGAACAAAAAGAGATTGATGATAACAAACCAACACAAGAGGTATTGCTGTAATGTACACTTCTAGCTATAACCTATCAGACAAAGGAAAACTAACCTGCCCTAAATGTAAAAGCACTTCATTTCTAGTAGGTTATGGAAAAGTAGTATGCAGAGACTGTGGCTGGTCAATAAAAGGTAGTGCCGGTAATAAATACGGTGCTAAGAAAACAGTAGCCAATGACGGAATCAAGAGGGATTCAAAACTGGAAGCTAGTCACGCTGATGAACTTTATTTAAGAAAACAAGCAGGAGACATTTTAGATTACGACAGTCAATTCAAAGTCGTAATACCAATATACAACAAAGATGGTAGAGTGGTTCACACCATAAAACACAAGATCGATTTTCGCTTGCATTTAAAAGATGGCTCGTATCAACTATGGGAGAGTAAGGGAATCGAGACAGATGATTATAAATGGAGAAGGAAATTTCTTGAACTTATCTGGCTTCCAGAAAACCCAGACCATACATATTTAGTAGTTAAACAAAGCTAATCGTTCAGCACTTTACAACCGGCACTTGACAAAAAACCATAACTACAATAAAGTTCTAAGTACAACTAATGTTAGTGGGAGATACCCTGAAACAATCATCTTACATTACAATCAGAACTTTACTAATGATACTTATGGTATCTATTTTAATTTTAGGAGCTATAAGTCTATGAAAGCAACAACAGAAGATTTGTCAGACATATTTACCAAAGAGGGAATACAGAAGCTCACAAAGGGTCAACTACTCCGGTTTGAATATGAAGGATCAATGAACGAGTTTATCATCACAAGACTAAATAGGAAATCAGGAATAGTTATGGGGAGAGAAGTCCACACACATGAACCTAAAGAAGTAGTTGTAGATACAGAGGATGTAAATGAGTAAACCAATAACAGTAATAGGTAGAACACAATGCTCAGTATGTGATACTGATAAGTCATGGACTTTTACAGTAGATAGAGCTACTAAAGGTGAAAACATAGACAATGTTATTAAAAATGCGATTACACAACAGAACGAACAAGTAGTAGACGTGAACCATTTAGACCACTTAGACAGACTTGTTAAAACAACGAAAGTATTTAAAGGGTAAAGACAATGGCTAATAAGCTAACCGTAAAGGAAGCTAAATTGGTTAAAGGCAAAGTAAAAGGATTGACACACCACGAAGCCTATGTTGAAGCAGGGTATTCAACAGGGGTCAACAATCCAGATAAAGTAGCAAGGGTTAATGCTAGCAGAGTGCTAGCCCGTCCTAATGTGCAAGAAGCATTACAAAAAGAGATGGAAAGACAAGGTATAACTACTGAGTTAATTATCAAGCCAATTAAAGATGGATTGCTTGCAGAAAAGGTAACTATTGTAGGTAATGGTGATTCAGCAATGGCAGAGATAACTCCAGACCACAGCATAAGATTAAAAGCCTCAAGCATGGCACAAACATTGATAGGTGCTAACAAAACAAAAGAAGGTGGTGATACTTATAACTTTAATGCAATTATAAATAAAGATAGGGATGAGTTCGGTCTATGAATCCCTATGCACCATATAAGAAGTTCATAGAGAAAAGACTCACAATTATAAACAAACAAGGTATTGAAGTACCTTTTATTCTAAATAAAGCACAAGATTACATAGTAGAGAATGGAAGCGGTAGAGACTTTGTACTTAAAGCACGTCAAGAGGGCGTTTCAGCTTTTGAACTTGCTTGCTTCACTGCCGACTTTTTAATGAAACCGAACAGTACAAGTGTCGTAGTAGCAGACAACTCAGACAACGCACAAGGCTTACTAGAAAGAGTCAAGTGGTACATTGATAGTTACGAGCGTAGTACAAATACAAAAGTGCCGTTTAAATATAATTCAAAATACGAACTTCATAATGCAGCGACAAACTCTAAGTACATTATTGGAACAGCACAGAATGTAGAGGTTGGTCGTTCAAGGACTATCCTTAACTGTCACTTGTCCGAAGCATTATTCTATCCTCAATTCAGAAAACTGCTTGCCTCAATCCTACAAGCAGTAGTACCAGACGGCAAAGTTATGATTGAATCTACAGCAAACGGTTTTGGTGAAGGGAAAGAGTTCTGGGATGATACAGTACTTGGCAATACAGGGTTTAATGGCATATTCTTGCCAGCAAGTTTTCTGTATGATAATGAGTTTCTACAGCAAAAGAAAAAAGAGTTGGGTAGATTATACGATCAAGAATACCCTGAGACTGCTGAGATAGCATTTTTAACTTCCGGTGAGCTTTATTTTGACCAAGAGTCATTAAGGGAGCTACTAAGGCAGACCAGGGAGGTTATGGCATGATGTTCGTATTGCAGTTCTTATTTATAGCATTGCTATGCTACAGCCCTGTGTTTTTAATCATGTGGTTAAACAAATGAGCTTCCGTAGATACCGGCACTATGAGCGTGGTGAGTTCTACGTTGTAGGGGTAGATACAGCATGGGGTGGAACAGATTACTGTGTAGCACAATTCCTATCCAAGACTAACCTAGACATACCGACAGTCTTTCACTCTAAAGTCCTAGCAACTGAGATGACACCAAGAATACATAACGAACTAGAAAGGATATACAATGAAACAGGAGTCAAACCAGTGGTGGCTTATGAACGGAACAATGGTGGCGTGGCTGAGATTGAAAGACTTGCAACCCTTAATAGGGACGGCAAATATCGTATTTATCAAGAAAAAAGAAACATGGCTAGCACAGATGTCACAGAAGATTCAGTCAAGCTGGGCTGGACGACCTCCAGTAGTTCACGTCCGACTATGCTCAGTATGCTTAAAGAAGCGATTGATAACAGGCTCATACGAATATACGACAAGCCGACTATCAATGAAATGTTCTCATTTATTGTCAGTCAAACCTCAAGCAGTTGGAAAGCTCAAGCCGAGCAAGGAGCGCATGACGACCTAATCATGGCACTAGCTATAGCATGGCAGTTATACCAATCAGAAGACGCACCAGTTATTCAGAATCCAGTACAAACATATAAACCAACTAACTTCATGACAATATAAAGGAGAAAACATGCAACCAGCTTTCGGTAGAGTAATAACAAGCGATTCATACTTCAACGGCAAACTTAAAAGTACTAAAGTTGAGTATTCTATCCCTACGCTTGTGAAGGAAAAGTCCGAAGTATTAAGCGAACTATTGAAATGTTTAGACCTGATTACTACTAAACAAACCCATCATCTGACCATAACTGTTGAAGCCGATCCTGCAACTCATAATGTAAAAATGATTACAAGAAGTTATGTGACTAAGTAAATTGTTGTTGACAATTAGCAAATAGTATATAATTCAAACATAAAGCATGCCTCAACTGAGATTGCTCCATAAAAGGAACAAACTCACGCATGATATACCTAAAGAAAGACGAACTCAAAGACGCATACTTTGAAGCAGAACGTACTGCCGTTGACTGGATGAAGCCCTTTAACGAGTATGAGCGAATAGCCGGTAACAAATTATCTAAAACACTTGGCAAGAACATGCCGAGAGTCAATGACGGCTCACTAGCAGCTTCACTTATAGAAACACCAATGAACGTACTGCCTGAAATGCAATCAGGTAAGTTCAAATCACAAGGTCGCAAAAAGGCATGGCTTAATGAAATAGCCAACATCATATGGAAGACTCAGATAGTTCCTAACGCAAACACTCAAGCCTCATTCTTTGATAAAGAACAAATTGCTCTATACCGAGCATTAAAGTATGGCGCACAACCACGCTATAACTTCTTTGTAAATACCGAGAACTACACTGGCTCTGATTGGTCATTGCCATATATCCGTAATCTAAAGCTAGAACCAGGTAAGTTCTCAGTCGATGACTGTGACTATGTATTCTTAGATATTTACTTCACGAAGATACAAATTAAAAAGATTATTGAGAAGTCTGGCAAAGACGGTGAAGGTGGCTGGAACATTAAGGCTCTAAAGAAACTTGCCGACATGTCAATGACATCCAAAGAGATGGAAAACCAGAATATCAACGAGCGAGATAAGCAGGTCAACTCGTCCGGTATCAAAGTTACAGCCTGCTTCAACAGAGGTATCAACGCTCCATTCTACATGTTTTCAAAGCACCTAGAAGTAGGAGAGTGTCTACGTGAATGGAAGAACCCAGACCCAACAGGTGACTTACCTATCACTATGCAGTATTGTTTTGAAAACCTAGAGAATCCTTTTGGTATCGGTAGGGTAGAACTTGCTGGCCCAACACAGAACGTACTAGACTTTATGACTCAAGCTCATGTATTGGCAACCCAGTTAGGACTTCAACCAATTACTACGGTTAGTGGGCCAACAGACAACGCTAATCTAAACTCGTTCACTCATACCCCTAACGCAATGTGGCTAACAGGCAACGCAAAAGTAGATGTAGTACAAAACACTAACTCTGTTTATACACAATTCCCTGCTAACTTCGGACTATACAAGTCACAACTTCAAACCTTGCAGGGTAGAACAGATGGCTCAGTTAGTGCCGAGAGTGGCAATACTAGCTTCTCAAAGACTTCTAGGGGTGTAGCACAGCAAGAAGAACGTACCAATGCACAAGACAACTACCTACGTAATAAAGCCGACACAGCTAGCGCTAAGATGGCTGAAAAGATGATGAACGTCCACATGGCACAAATGAAAGGCGCAGACATACTTGACGTAGCCGAAGATGACTTAGAGCGACTAATAAAAGCTGGCTATATTGATGACAACCCTAACACACCAGAACCATCAGTGGGTGAATTGCCAATAATCTATGAAGACGTTAAAGACACATACAAGTTTGAGTTTGACCCACGACCTGAAACTGATGAAGATGAGAAGAACCGTTGGCTAGAGCTTATAGATATTTCTACATCAAACCCTAATGTCTTGCCAGCACTTGAAATGAGTGGCTGGAAGTTTGACCTAGGTGAAGCATTCAAGAAAGTAATCAACGCCTCTGGTACAACTGATTCTGACAAAGTTCTTGTAAAGATAACACCAGAAGAAATGAACGGTATACCACAGGTAGACCCAGCAACAGGTATGCCAATTGACCAGGGCAGTCTGCCACCCGAACAAAGTTTAGAACAGCCAGGAGGACAGTTACCACCAGAGTTAGCCGAACAACCCCAGATGGGTGAAGATGAGCTACAGGTAACTATGGAAGAATACGGCGTAGACGAGCAGACTGCCCGAACTATTATGCAGGCACGATCAGAAGGAATTGATGAAACAGAGATAATGGCATTTCTACAAGGAGGCAAATAATGGACGATTCAGCAATGTACACAGGTGTTGATGGCGCTCAAGACGGAGCTTTTGGTAATGAAACAGTAGATGAATCTGTACAGAAGGCACTTGACGAGCAGAAGCACCAACTAGCCGAACTTACCCCTAAGCTACAAAACATCATAGACATGCTAGATAGTGAGCGAGCTATAGCTATTCAGTTCATTGCAGATTATGTAGACAACATAAAAGCTACCGACCCTATCCTAAGAGGTGAGCTTATAGCTACTGCACGATACCGCAAGTACCTAGACGACCTAAAGACCAAGTTCAGCCTAGCGTTAAACGAAACGAAGAAATAATGGAAGAAACTACACAAACACCAGACTACCAGTTCGATATTGACTCAATGCCCCTTACTAACAAGATTGTAGACGCTCATCAAGAGGGCAACTGGTTAGTAGGAGTAACTGAGCATGGTATTAGATTCCGTCAGCATATCCCTCAGGGAAAGCGATTAAACAAGATAGGAGGCAAGTTTGTATTAGAAGACATGGTGATAGGTTAGGATAGTCTCAAAAACATAGTTCATTGAACTAGACTATCCTCATCTGTTCCCCTGTACAGAAGATTACCCCACTTTACGGGAGAGGTTGCGCCACCTATTCAACGGTAGACTAAACAAGGAGAAATGATGGACGAAGATAATACTTCACCAGCAGAAGTCGTAGAGACTGTCGAAACCCCAGAAGCAGACCCGATTCTAGCAACCCTGACTGACACAGAGGACGAAGCGCAAGCTAATGTCGAAGAAACAGCAGTAGCAGAAGAAGCTGTGGAGGAGGCCGAACCAGAGGCAGAGCAAACTGACGAGACGACCGAGGAAGTCGAAGCCTTGATTGACCCAGCAGAAGAAGCTCGTAGACGGTATGAGGAAAGGCAGGCAGCTAAAGCCGAAAGCCAAAGACGTGTTCAAGAAGTTGCCGATGAGCATATCAAAGGCGCAGAAGATGAATATGACCAACGCTTACGAACTATGGAAGCCGAAGCATACGCTCAAAAGGTTGAACACAACCAGAACACTCTCATAGGAGAGTTTGAAAGAGCTAAAGCAAACCCTGACCTACAAATCTTTAACCCAGAAAGTGACCAGTTCAATCAAAAAGCCTACGACAAAGCCTTGCGTGACTTTAACGCAGGATATGTAGACTACGATACGAGCGGAAACATGGTAGGGCTTAAAGGTTCACTATTTGAACATTTAACAGAGACAGCAGAATTGTTCCAAGGGGCAGTAAAGTCCGGCGCTGTACAACAGGTGAGAGCAGCTAAGACTATGCAATCAAATGCAGATTCAAAGCCAGCAGCAACACCTAAAGAACCAGCAAAAGACAATATCCTTGAAATTCTAATGTCCGACTAACTAAGGAGATAAGACAATGGCAGGACAAAACTATGGTTCAGCACATCTTAACGCTGTAGACGAAAGAGTGTATCTTGAATCTCAGACTATGGATGCGTTTGACTCAAAAAGGATTCGTTTAGACTTTAACGGCAAAAACTCCGTTACTATCTATAACGTTGACACAGTTGCAGAAAACGACTACATGCGAAGTGGCTTAAGCCGATTCGGTACACTAGTAGAACTAAGCACTGGAACACAGACACTAACACTTACACAGGACAAGTCTTTCAGCTTCTCTATTGATCGTGGAAACTACGAAGATAGTATGATGGTTACAGAAGCAGCTAAGGCTATCAAGCGCCAAGTTCGTGAAGTATCTATCCCAGCTACTGACGTTTACAACCTAGGTATTTGTAGCGCTTACGCAATCACTAACGTTCAAGGTATCGTTGCAGGTGCAGCAGTTGCAGCAAACACAGCTTACAGCCTAATCTTGGCTCAACAGGCTGCATTGACTGAACTTAAGTACAGCAAGCAAGGTCGAACACTATGGGTTACACCTACTGTTCTTAACTTGCTAAAGCGTGACCCTGAATTTAAAGTTGACTGTGACACAAGTTACTCAGACAACAAAAAAGGTATTGTTGGAATGGTTGATGGTTTGACTATCAAAGAAGTTCCAGCATCTTACTTTGTTACTAACTTCCAGTTCATGATTACCTGTGAAGGTGTCGCTGTAGCTGTAAACAAGTTCGACATGGTTCGTACTATCGACAACGACAAAGACGTTGACGGTTGGATCTGCCAAGGACGACGCTACCACGATAACTTCATCCTTACCCAGCGTGGTACAGGTATAAGGGTATATACAAAAGCATAGAATAGTGCTTTTGTCAAGTAAACTAACAACCTGCTATTAGAGAGCAGAGAAATGGAAACTACCAATGCAAGAAATACAAGAAGGTAATAAGTCAGCAGACGGATTCTACCTACACAAGGAAACGGGAACAGTTGTCGAGCTAATAAACGAGCCAGGCTTCGGTACACCGCTAACTAACGCCTACGTTAAGGCTGGTTACGAATACGTCGGAAAGACTGACCCAAAAAAAGCGGAAGTAGTTGAAAAGACTAGCCCTGTAGCAAAATAAGTAAAGAAAGAAGGATTTAAATGGCAAACCCAACAGTTCCTTTTGTCGGTCAAGATGGACGACTTTGGATTAACATTACAGAGAACAAAACTCTAGCAGCTACAGAGTTCGGCTGGGTGCAGAACGTCATCGTTGACGCACTAACCCTAACCCTACCTGCTTCAGCAACCGTACTAGCTGGTTCAGAAATAGTCATCCGCAATGGTGGCGTAATTCAATCAGGTAGCACAACTGGTTCAGGTGACGATGGAAGCATTGCTTACGTTGTAACTCCTGCTGCTGGTGACGGTGTAACAGGCAACGGCTTCACTGCTGCAATTAACAAAGGTGTTACCTATGTTAAAAGTGG